GGTACGCATTGGCATCAAAGTTAGTATGCCATCCCACAAACCCACCAGGCGGATAGTAAGATAGTAGGGCAGATGTATGCGCACCTAGGTGAGCGGCAAAGTCATACTTCACCTTCTGCATAAATCCACCCCACATATCTTCATCTTCACGCACCATCTTTGAAATCGGTTGTGCGAAGTATCTATCGGGCGGGCCAACCAGACCATCACGGCCGCGAGACAAACAGTCTTCGAGGTACTCACGAGATGTGTAGTACGCCCCCAAGTCTACATCCTTGCGTTCGTGGTAAGTCCAATACTTTTCGTCGTTGTACGACGGTTTAGACAGCATCTCATCTGAGAAACTGTTTAGAGTCTCTAACAACTCTTTATTACGAATTACTACTTCAGTCATTACTAAATATCATCCCCATCCATAAATCTTTCATTAGCTTTCTTTAAATCGTTTTCGGTACAAGCACCCATCTCTAAAAGATATGCTACTGCGGCACTAATTCCTTCTTGCCGTCCCATCTTCTTACCGATATAATTTGCGGTACCCATTAAGACTAATGTCATAATCGTTTGTGAAATTGGGTCCATTACAGACATCCTTATAGTGTGAAGCCATCAAAGTTCATCTTTTCGGACGAAATTCTCTGACCGGAGTTTGAGTTATCAAAGGCTGGACCATTATCTACCTCTTTATTTAGGGGAGAATCGTTTTGGTCTACATCAAATAATCTCATCTTACTCCGGTCAATACCCACAACAAATCGCTGATATGTACTAGGATCATTATATCTATTCTTCAACTGCTTCACTAATATCTGTCCGTTTGCATTCAACTCATCATTACTGATCAGTGCAAACATCAAATCTGCGGTGGCGGGAAGACCGAATGATTCAGACGTATCCTCCAGACCCACATCATCGTTACTATAACCAGAACGAGTAGTCTGCGTTGCAGAGAATACAGGAACATCAAACTCAACAGCAAGACCACGGAGTTCTTCCGCAATGGACTTGATATATGTATAGGAGTTGATAGCACCCCCCATTGACTTCATTCTAGACGACGCACAGATGTTAAGGTAGTCAATAAAAATCATATCCGGTGTGAACTTCTTCTTGAGTTTCAACTCGTTTAGAAGTGCACGGAAGTGACTGGCGTGTGCCTGTCCCGTAGGATATTCCTTAATAATCAACTTACCGTTAGTCTTATCTGCGATACCCTTTACACGATTTGAAAACATGTCCTTACTCAGATGTTCCAACTGATCTATCGGGACGTTGAGTAGATTCGCATCGATCCTTTCTGCGATACGTTCTTCAGCCATCTCCATAGTGATATAAAGGACATTCTTCCCCTGTGACAAGGCAGCACCAGCACAATGACACATGAAGAGAGACTTACCGACACCCGTACCCGCCAACGCGATGTTGAGGGTTTTATTAGGTATTCCACCTTTAGTAATTCGGTTAAAGTAGTCCAGATCGAACGGAATACGCTCTTCTTGTTCATGATAGAAGTCATAGCGTGCATCCACAGATTCAAGATAATCGTGACCAATGTTAGTATCAAACGTTACAGATAATGCCTTTGATAAAACATCGGGTATGGCATTCTTGGATAGTTCTTGGTGTTTACCATCAATGATAGTTATAGATTCCATAACTGCATTGAATACCGCACGGTCTTGACACCACTTCTCAGTGCGTTCGACTAACCATGACAGATCCTCCTCAGCATACTTGAAGATGTCTGGGAGTATATCCATTGTGTGACGATAATGTTCATCCGACATTCTATCTTCTGAGTCAATCTCAATCTTGAGTGCCTCTTTGGATGGAAGACTACTATACTTGGCGATATACGCATTGAACTCTTTGAAGATACTTTTGTAAGTACCCTCAAAGTATTCAGGGGAAAGGAAGGGGGCGACCTTCCTCATATACGAATCGTTAGTCAGTAGATTTCGAAGAATCGTCTGCTGTAGATTGATTTCCGTCATTTGTATCCTTAGTCTGTAAGTAACCTTCATTGATTGCAACGTCTAAAATATCACCCAATACTTCACTCGCAAATCCTTGCAAACTAATATTGTCTATGGTGTACTCAACATTCTCTGTGGCGACGACATCAAAATTATAACTAATGTTTCCCGCCTCACCATTGATGCGGACATTATTGTACCGAATCGTGGTGTTCTCATATGGAGAACGCAATAGTTCTACGTTCCATAGGTCACTATTGTCATCCCCGATTGCGGGGACTAACTTATAGTCTAAGTTTTCGGACGGCTTGTCCAAGTCTAGATCTTTCATTACACTGCTTCCTCAACTATCTCTTCCGAATTTAAGACACTATTATACCCTATTTTATAGGTCTTGGCAAGGAATTCAGAAAAATCACTTGACTCAAAAATAGGTTCCCAGAAGTCAGCGGTCATGGTTTCTTTCAATCGCAATTTAGAACCAAGGACCTCACCTGTAGTCAAGTCAACACGTTGATACCAACCATTGGACGGTTTGTCGACATACCCACCCGCAAGGGCAACATCAAGAAGACCAGAGTACTTCTGTACACCACCTTCCCACGATACTCCGATTGGAATCTTGGATTGCTCTTTAACATAACGAGACTTCTCAACTTTGATGACAAAGTCGTATCCAACTACTTCAGTACCTTGTTTGTCTTGACGACGACCGATAATCCAGATATTGTCGGCAGAGTAATAGATACCAGTACCACCACCTACAACATCTTTCGGAAACAAACCAATCTCTTTATATGTGTGATTGATTGCAAGCATCGGAATGTTCTTCATCGCAAGGTATGGTGTGGACATACGGAACAGACCCTTCAGTGCCTTAGCACGTGACATGTCTGCAACACCCTTCTCGTTCAGTGCGTCCTCTAGTTCTTTCTTAGACGCAAGGTTACCGATAGAGTCGATGACAATAATGACATTGTCGTCACGGTCAAGGTTCTCTAACTGGTTGATCATGTCAAACTTCAGTTCTTCGACGTTTGCAATCGGTGTGTGCAACACACGACTCGTATCGATACCGAACTGAGTGAAGTATGACTGTGGCGAACCAAACTCTGAATCATAGAACAACATGACTGCGTCTGGTTTTGCATTGAGATATGCACCCGCCATGAGTAAGGCGAATGATGTCTTGAAGTGTTTTGATGGTCCCGCAAGGACGGTAAGTCCCGGCGAGATACCACCGTCTACGGAACCAGATAACGCGACGTTCACCATTGGAACGTCGGTCGGAACCATATCTTTTTCTGTGAAGAACTTACTAGTGGAGAGTGTCGCCGTCTCCTTTATCTTCGAGTTCTTCTTCAGTTTGTCCATTATCGACATTATTGTTGCCTCCAAAATCTACAAATGTAATGTTGTTTACTTTTTCACGTTCATCGAGGTCATATTGTACACGATAAGCACTATTGATGTCAAGTACTTTTTGCAATAAATCGAAACTAGTTTCAGTTCCATCCTCAAATTCATGTGTAGAGAAGTTTAAAAACGCTCTCGTATCTTTTGGAAGACATGCGCCACCAAACCCACGTTTACCATCAAAACCTGGCACACGGGTGTGACCCATACCTACACGTTCATCCTTGCCGGCGGCACGAACAATCGTGTTATAGTTACAACCATAAAGGTTGACTAGATCATATAGTTGATTGAAGAATGTGATCTTCGTAGACAGGAACGAGTTGATTGTGTACTTCACAAACGACGCCTCATACGCGGTCATACGGTGATAGTCATTAGACTCACACGCACTGAAGATTTCGTAGATGTCAATCAAGTCATTTACTGCCTCGGGCATACCACCCATGACATGAAACTTCGCACATACAAAGTCTGCCTTCGCATTCTTCTCTGTCAAGAATTCTGGGTTGTAGACGAAACGGTCTACTTGTTCTCTGTTCATTGCAGAGTATAAACGGTCAACTGACTCCGGAGTAATCGTAGACTTCACGACTACCAATGCATCGGTATAGACCAAACAGTTCGCAACTGCTGCCTCAACAATAGTAGAGTCAACCGAACCATCGTCATTCGATGGAGTAGGAGCGCACACGAAGAAACACTGTGGGTGGTTCTCTCGCGGCATGTGTTGTAAGTTTTCAACTGAAGTATCATACTTCGGGTCATAAAAGTTGAAGTCTACGAGAGGATGCGTGAATGCATACTCGACCGCTTGACCCACAAATCCATGACCAATGATTCCAATACGGAATCGGGAAGGGTTACCCTCAGGCATTATTCTAGACATTATTCAATCCCATTATAAGTTTTATACCATTCGTAAAATCTTTCAACACCTTCAGCAATACTTACCTTCGGTTCGTACCCTAGTGCTTGCAGCTTGGTGGTATCAGACCAAGTCTCTAATGTGTCTGCTGGATGTTTTGGAGCAAGATTCTTAATCGCCTCTTTACCAGTATTTTTCTCAATCTCATTGATGAAGTCCATCAACGCAACCTGTTCACCACGTCCTATGTTGAAAATCTCACCGGACTCAATGTCGGTGTTATCTAAGACGACTTCAATGCCATCTAAGATATCATCCACAAAGGTAAAGTCACGTTTCATATCACCATAATTATACACGGTTATTTCCTTACCGTCAAGTATATTTTTAGTAAAGTCAAACAACGCCATGTCTGGACGACCCCAAGGACCATAGACTGTGAAGAAACGCAGACCGACAGTGTCCAGACCAGATGACTGCATCTGACATTCGTTTGCCCACTTAGTATAACCGTATGCGTTTAGTTGTTTGCCTGTCTCTTTACCTTCGACCCACGGTACTGGTGATCCCGCGTATACGCACGAAGTAGATGCATAAACAATACGAGTATCTGGTAGATGTTTTTTACAGATATCAATAAGGTTCTGTGTAGCATCTATGTTATTTGCGTGGTAGGACTTCTCTTTACCCAGAGAGTCACGAACGCCTGCCATTGCGGCAAGATGGACAATAGTATCCGGTTTGAATTCACGCAATAACGCCTCTACTTTTATATCATCACAAAGATCGCAACCCCAAATATCAATATCGAAGTGGACCATACGATCGCGCTTTAATGAGGGGGTGTATAAATGATTATTAAAGTTGTCCAAACCCTTTACAGTCAGACCGCGTTTCTGTAATCTATCGCATAACTGACTTCCGATAAATCCTGCCGCGCCTGTTACTAATACTCTATTCATTTCAACTATTCCTGTATATAAATTCCAATGCTCTATCCGCCTCAACTGTCAATGGACGGTTCTCATACCAATTACCTGTTTCACGGTCAAACTCACGACATAGGTCTGCAATCTGTGTTGCGGTGATGGGATAACCTTTCGCATATGCATTACCGGCAACCGCAATCATTATCTTGTACATCTTAGAATACCAACCAGTTTCATTGATTGTTTGGTACTCAATACCCAACCGTTTAGGCCAAAACGGACAGTCGCGGTATGACGACCATCTGTAGTCGGTGTTATTTAGACTATTCTTACGATGTTGAATCACCGCACTCTGCATCTCTGGTGGCAATCTATCTAGAAAAGTATTACCCGTCTTCTCGTGGTATGGATGTTTTGCAATCAACTCAGAGGTATTAAGGGGGTCACCTTGATTGGTGATAAAAAAACTTTTGGCGTTAGGATACTGGGCAGGGACATAATACATACGTGCGAGATCTTTAGTCTGAGGATCTCCGATATCACCAAGTTCGGTATTCAGCGCATACCAGAATGCCTTGATGCGGTCATTATCAATAGTTTCATCTAGTCTAAAGACAATTCTAAATTTGAGATGGTCGTCTCGACTTGATGCAGTGTTGTACACAACATAGTCGTACCGGCCGAAGGTTTCATACAACTGTTCATTAAGGACTCGTACATCACTAGAGTAACTGTGATCATCAACATCAACGCAACACCAGCCACCCCAATAGTTAGTAGATTTATTACTGCGCGTCGTACCCACTTCGAAAACAGCAGGACTAATAAGAGGACTAGAGTTATTTCCACCTTTCTCTCCTTTCTCACCGTACATGTTCTTCAATGTTTTGACAAACTTATCCCACTCATCCAGTACCATATGGCGATGAGTCTTGTTATCAAACTGATTCTTGAAGATAGTTAATTCATAATTCATGCAAGCATTATACCATAATCATTAATGACTGTCAACCGAAGAAGTCCTCTAGTGATGCCTGTGGTTCTGCTGTCCAACCAACCGCGTCGAGAATCGGCTCTAGAGGATCTAGGAAAGTCTTCTCAAACATGAGATCGTAATCTACAAACTGGTGCAGTCCTAACTCTTCCGGAAGATTGAGCGGATATGAAATCACGTTTTCTCCCAGACGATTAGGAACTTTTAGGTAGACAAACTTGATCTTCTCACCCGTCTTGACTGTCTCATACTGCATATCAAGTTTCTTTTGTTTGATCGCGTTGTTATAGCATAATGCACCGCGCACATGTATGGGGGTACTCTTCTTGTAGATAGTCTTACGATCTTTCCACTTATCAAGGTTAGACACACCGCGAGGGAACGAGACCTCTTCTGGCGGAAGGGATTTGAAGTGAAAACGGAAGTCACGGATATATCCTTGGGTGTCTACCTCAGTACCTTCTACGATGACGCGGAAGATCTCTTTCATCTTGTCACGAACCACCTGTGGAGTCGAAGATTTTATTGCCTCAATACCCATCATTTTTAGTTTGGGTTCCGAAAACTGTACTCCCTCCGAATTTATTACGTTACACAAGTACCTCTTCTTAGCCATCCAGATACCACGGTCAGCAATAATCTCTCGTTCCATCTCCATACGATTTTCATATGCACCAGTCACCTTAGCCATATCCGCATAAGATGTTTTCAAAACTTTCTCGAAGTGTTCTGCGCAAATCTTGTCTAGGAACTTTACTGGATTGTTAGGAGCAAATTTGTCAATAAGGCCCCCCATCCTAATATAAACAGAGTCCGTATCAATGGCCACCACATAGTCTTCTTCAGTTTCAAGTATTTTTTGCATTTCATTATTAACGGCCCTCTCTGCCCACTTAATTGCAAGTTGTCCCGCAAGGGTAATAGATTCTGCAACACGTTGATCGAAGTATCTAAACCAGCGATTACCCAGCGCACCATAGAGTGAGTTCATCAAGATTTTAATTGCCATCTGCTGGTTATCCAAAGATGAAATCTTATATGCCAGACCATTAGTCGGGCTGTCTTGATATTGTTGCTGCAACTTTAACATCTGGTTTTTGATGATTTTACGTTCAGCGTAGTATTGTTTAATTACTGTAGGAATAACTCCCTCGCGGTCATGAGAGAATCTGACACCTGTAGGGGCAATAGAATGACAGAGTTTAGAATAATCAAAGTCGTCAGTATACATGGTGCCGTCTAGTATTTTATCTACAGACATATTAGGCACAATACCATCCAGAACGGTCTCAGGCGACATGTTGTATTGTACGATGATATTCGGATAAAGTGATGCAAGGTCGAATGACGTAACCCAATCATGAGAACCTACCTGTGGTTCTTTAACATAACCGCCGGGATATGATGTTTTGGGTTTGTCTTTCTTGGGAGGCACTACGATGTTCTGTTTGTTCAACATGCGATAAATGATCGAGTCCCAGATATTCGTGGTACCCAAGGTATCCCCGTAGTTAACCCCACCGCGATATGCCATGGTTAGTACCAAAGAAATAAGATCTAGTTTCTCATCGATTCTATGGACTAACTCCACGTCCTTCACGTTATAGTCAATGAACTTCTGATAGTCCTCTTTGTACAGAGTGTGCAGATTTCCGTGTTCCGCATAAGAGAGCTTTCGTTCTTCCAGTACTACATAGGCAATATGATCTAGTCGATAAGATTCTTGTCGACCCAAGGTATTCAGGGTAAACTTTTGAAACACCTCAAGGTAATCTAAATGTTCGACGCCTTCAATGATGTACTCTTGATTAGAACGACCTTGAATATTGATATTGCGTTCTCGGACCGCACCCCAAGGTGAGAGACGTTTTAATAACGTGTCGTCACCAAACAGTTTGTAACAGCGATTGACAATGTATGGAATATCAAAGAATCGGGTGTTCCATCCGGTAATGACATCGGGGGCATAATGTTGGAAGTGATCTACAAACTTTCGGATTAGATCAATCTCATTATCACACTTGATAAACAGAACGTCCTCACGCGTGGGTGTGTAATCATTAAGACCCCAAACCCAATAGTTGCCGTCATTCTTACGAATCGCAATTGAGATGATAGGATGGGCCGCATCTTTTGGTTCGGGGAATCCCGCATCAGATGCAACCTCAATATCGATATTCAGAACGCGAACTAATTCACGATCGAATGATATCTTGTCTGGAAACTCTTGAGCAAGATACTGTGCGCAATAGTTGTTGTTTCCATATACTTCGAAGTTAGATACGTCTGCATATCGTTTCAAGAAGTCTGTCGCATCGGACATAGAATCCATCTGGCACTCTACGACGGACTGGCCATCTAGAGTTTTCCAATCGGACGGAGTGTCGCCTACGATGTAAAGGTTGGGTTTGAATTGAATACGTTTCTTGACTTGCTGTCCGTTCACGTATCCACGATAAAGTATGTTGCTGCCCATGCGCAGCACGTTGGTATAAAATTTTGTCATGCAGCCATTATACAGAATTCAGGGGGGTGTGTCAATCAATTACCTTAAAAAAATTGTGTCGAGTCCACGGTTGTTCTTGCTTCTTATCGGAGTATCCATGATGGTCCTGAGTTACCGCAAGACGTTTTGAAATCACCTGAGTAGTTGGCGTAGGTATCCCAGTGCGATGTCTGTCTCTCTTATTGAAGTAAATCCCAATGTCACGACCAACACCTATTGTATCACATTCGTTCCAAGGATGCAAGGCGGTATTACGAATTCCATAATAATTAATATCTGGGCGATGTAGATAGGTTGTGGTATATGTTCTGAAAAGACGTTGTAGAACACAGTAAGGTCCACAGTTAATCGGGAAATTGTTCTGAGTCATCATATGGTGGGACCAGTGTGCGAAACTCCTGTCCATGCAGTACATGCCCATGAACAGTCCTATATTCGCGTAGAGCGTGTTCTCTGCGTACTCAGATAGTAGTTTGAATGATTCGTATCTCTCTTCGAGTAACCAAGTGTCATGCTCCATAATCCAGAACTTTTCGTCTGACTGACCTTGTTGTCGCATGAGTTCCCAGTGAGAACACATCCCTGCCTTCTCTGTAGGTGAGTGGTCTTCCTTTCCATTTCCTGAATTTAGGTCTAGAGTCATGAGACTTTTGGACCATGTGTAACTATCTACATGCTCTTCAAAATTTTCGGAATCTGGTGTGATGGCATCGAAGGTTTCTATGGAGTCAATGTAACCATCATCGATAGCACGTTGAAAGGAATATCGGGAGAGTGATGCGTACTCTTCTGATCGTTCATCACCTTTCATTACAATCTGTATCGCTTTCATCGTGTAAACGGTTCTCTATAAAACCCATC